TGTCACTGTAGCCAGATCAGATGCGATTCTATTCAGCACATCTTCACTCATCACATTCTCTGTGATGTTTCTTGGTTTCAATCCATGATGCTTGATACTCGATGCTGTGGCATATGCCTTTGCCATGCTACCTCCTTTCCATTGCTGAATGGGCTTGGCCATGTTTGCACTGACAAATGGAGTGCGGAATGAATACTGGCTGCCAGATATTGTTGGTCTTTTGTATTTATAACCTGGCACATCTGGCAATGCATTGACACCTTGATCCTGATACTTATAATATTGATCAGCTTGGATCTCAAAACTAAATGCTCCAGTGGGCATATATACCACTGATTGCATTAAAGCTCCTGTATTATTTACATTATCGCTGATGTATGTTTTAAAGTCCTCGGTGACTTGATTAGCAATTCCCAGGATCAGTTTCTCATATGCACTCTGTGGCTGTCGAAGTTCATTTTCCGATATGCCGAGTGAGTCAAGAAAGTCAAGATCTGCCATGCTTTATTAATATGTATTCTTGTTCCGATTTCAGTTTGAAATAGTTCAGCCAGAAGAGAGTCTTTACATATGGCTGCCTGGTGATTTCTTCCACATCTTTGTGAAGCTTTTCAGCCAGATGAAGGATGAGCCCTGTCCAGGTAAACCATTCGCTGTCATTGATGAGATCTGACTGGCTGTGATCTGCTTCACTTTCTGATTCTGATTCCTCATCCTCACTATCTGTATTCCCAGTATAGCGAGATTCCGCTGTTCGGATTGCCGCAAAAAAAAACTAAAGAAATCCAAAAATTCATCACCAGGGAATGAGCGCTTGAATATCTCCTTGCGCTTGGCCGATGGATTGAGCACCTTCCCTCTCGCATCCTCTTGACAGTATTCCATGCCATCCTCAATATAACAGATGGCGAGTGCTGCACATGGATCCTCCTGGACAGATTCAATCAGCTTCATATCGATGATCTGACCAGTGCTAATGATGGAGAAATCTGGCTCAAAGATATACACCTGGCCATCAATCTCCACTCTTCCAAATGGAATCTCCTTCTGTTTATATGTACCAAGAATTTCAAGAATGTGTGTAAAGCATTCAATCACATCATCCACATGGGCCTTCCTCACCTTATTCACAGATAGGCCACTGAAGATGGATATCACCTGGCATTGAAAGTCCAGCGATGCAGATAGATTCTCTTTTGCTTCATGAAATACAGGTGCAATCAGTAGCCACTTTGAGAGCATCTCTGGAGTGCATTGGCTCAATGTAGCTGGTAGTGTGATTTCGATTGCTTTCATGCTCTTAATATTTTATATTTTCCTTTCATTCGATAGTGCTTCAGCGCATGCATGGCCAGAGCTGTACTCATCACTCCATCATCATGCATCCCTGATGGTGCTGAATATTGCACCTTGCGAGTATTGACATTGTAAATGTAAGTAAAATTCTCAAGCTCATCAATCAGCCATTGATCAGATGTGACCTTGATATCACCTTGCTCGAATGCCAGTGCCAGATCCTCAATGATCATCGGCTTGCTCTTTGATGTGGTGACGAATGGATGCACCTGGTTTCTGCACTTTGTTTGCAGCATCTCATAGAATACATCCCCTTGATTATTCACCTCCACCACAGTCACCGCATTAAAAGCCTTGATCACATTGGCCACCTTATCAATGATCTTGCTCCACTCATCATGCCGCCATCTCTCCACATGGATCATCTGGCCATCCTCATTCAAGATGGTGAGCACAGTATAATCATCAGCTCGGCCAATGTCTAGGCCAGCATATGCTTTCCCTTTTGGCTCCCAGGTACCAGATGAGGCTCGCACATTCTTAAAGAGGCCACTGGCATTGTCGATGAATTCGGCCATGTATTCCTGGCGGAATATGTGATCTGGCATTGAGCGCTTCCTTTCCTCCAGATCAGCTGGATGAATCATCGGATTGTCATAGGATGTGAAATGAAAGTACCTATATCTGGTATCATAATTCGGTTGCATGCATATCCGATGGAAGTGGTTTTTACCTTTGGGAGTGCTAATGAATAACACCTTTTTGCCCTTGACCAGCACAGTTGCCGAGAGCACCTCATCCCAAAGCTCTGGCCTTGTAAATGCCATCTCATCGATGATCAGATAGTCGAAGGTATTCCCTCGTATATTATCTGGGCGCTCACCAGAAAAAAATGTGATTGTGGATCCGAATCCGCTAATGATCAGATCTGATTTATTGAATTCAAATAAACCGCTGGAAGCTGTGGCTCGCTCCATCTCACTGAATACTTTTTTACCTTGCTTGTACACTGGAGTGATCCATGCGATGTTGCATCCTTTGTCATTGATAGCCCAGTACAGCATCTGATTGATGCCCAGCATAGTTTTACCGAATTGCCTCCCTATATTCAATGCGATATATTTCTCTGTGCCCTTGTTGATGGCATCATGAATCAGTCGCTGATTGCTGTGAGGCTTATATCCTTTGATTGTGCTCATGGTATTAAAAAAAGGGGGAGCCACAATTGCACCACTCCCCCATTCACCTGGGTTGCAACAGATGTCTTTTGTCGAATCACTCGATCCTTGATTGTGAGATTTCAGTGCTAATATACGAAATTATTCGAATTCAAATTTGTCCACTGTTTTTGTCTCTACTTGCTGGCGATCATGCATGCCGAGGCGATTCTTTGCATAGAATATGCCTTTGCCTTCATTGGCCACAATATCCCTAGCTAATGCTTTGAATGCTTCATCAATTGCATGGATCACTCTTTGCTTCTCTGTATTGTCCCAGTTCAGCCAGCGATAGTACGTCATTCTTTTTATAGTGTAACTTTTGTCATAATTTCTAGGAATCCATATCCTCAAGAAAAAATCAATAGTCGGGATGTGTCGATTCATCTTCTCCACCACTTTACCTTGAGATACCTCTTGGACAGTATGAGATAGGCATTCATCGATGTACCTCTCTGCAAGTTCAAATAGTGTATAAAGGAATGCTTTATCTTTGGCCATAACTATATATATGTAAATCTGTTCTATTTAGAGAGATGTATCAATTCGTATATCTTCTCTCTCTTTATATTACCTCTCACACCAGCGAATTCCTTCAGCTCTTTATATGTCATTTTATCCAGGCGCTCCTTCAGTGCTTGAGCTTCTCTCCTGGTATCTGTTACCGTATCTTTATTATCATTGGCCTCCTCATGGCGAATGCCGATGAATTTCTCAATGCGCACCTCATTTTGCATAAAGTTGATCACATCTTGCATGGCATTGCGGATGCATGTGCCACATGATTTATTCAATCTCAATCCTTTAATCTGGAAGAGAATTGTGGCGAGCTCGTTTTTTAGCTCACTGGTGAGGGAGCATGATCTGGTGCGGCCAAATCTGGCCACTTGTGCATTTAGTTCTTTTGATAGTATCATGATTTTAGTATTTGTTTTAATAGACGTTCAAGATTTGTGCCTCTGATCTTTTTGCGGAGCTCTCTCGATCTGAAAAGCTCATTGATCAGTATTCCTCCAATTGTAGCCAGGTGAAGCTCATCGGCTGATCGATCCACTGGAGTGCTCTCGATTTGTGATGTATTATCTTGCTTCATAGATCATAATTAAGTCAGAGAGAAGATATGCGATGAATGCCAGCATCACCATAAATGGATCCACAGCGAGATATCCCACCACAGCGATCCAGAAGGAGAGGCATGATTGACAGTTAAACGGTTTGACATCTGGAAGATTGAATGTCATGAGTGCTCTGGCCAGGCCGATTGAGCACAGTGTGATTGTAATGATTATAGAGATCATATTTGAATTGCTTTATTGCTTGGTGAATAATTTGAAGTGATATGTTTGTCTCATTGCGGATATCTCGATACGTCATGCCATATAGATGCATCTTGGCGATCTCTTTACAGAAGAGCTCATTATCATCCTTTGGCTCCATCTCCAGGAATTGAATCAGAAGATCCTCATGCTCTGTGAAATCCTCATCATCAGTTTTACCAGTGAAGCAATCTGGAAGCTCCACATTGATGATGCCTCGCTGATATTGGCGATTGAATTCTGATTGCTTCCAGTTCCACTGATTGAAGGCGAACTTTGTGAAGGTCTTTGGCAGTTCATCTGCTGGTATGTCTAGCTGGTGCAGAAGAAGGTACACATGACTCACCAGGTCCACACTGAGTTCATTGTTCCTTGTGAGTTTCTTGGTGATGTCATATGCCTCCTTTGACCAAAACATAAGCTAATGTACTAAAAATTTGAACAGGTCATTGATAAATTGTTGATTGACCTGATGTCCTTTCATAAAGCGCCACAGCTGATTGTACTTTAAGCCTGTATCTTCAGCCAGGTGAATCAAGCGGTACCTGTCACGGCACCGCTCTTTCACTTGACGTATCATCCAGTCTGTCAGTTGCTCCCCATCAGAAAGGCAAACCGTCATCTTCTGTTGCATCTTGTATCTTCTTTGATGTTGATACTGGAGCTTGTTGTAGCTCATCAGGTTTTACATATGGATCCTGTAAAGGTCCGCTCATGTACTTCTTTCCTGCAGCTGATTCTCTGATCCATACAGATCCTTCTTTCACCTTGCCATCCACCATGATTTTGATTTTGTAATCTGGCTGATTCTCTTTGGTCTTGTTGTCATTTTTGAAAATGACAATTGTGTTGTCTTTTTGTTCCATTGTATTTGATTGTTTGAATTGATTACTTTAGATCATTTGCACTACCACCTGCAGCTATCCAGGCAGCAGTGAAGCCTTTTTTCCATTCCTCATTGTCTGTATGCTTGTACAGTTTCCATGTAGCCATCATTCCACTCAGTGCATCATAGGCTGTTTGTGCAGCAAATGACTCTGGAGATGATATCTTTACATCAATAAGTTCACTGATTTCTTCATACTGCTCATTGGTGATCCAATCGTGCGCCAATGTCGTGAATGTTATCTCATAGTGTGTGATGCCGTGCTGGCCATCATACATCTGTTTTTGTCTTACTGTGCTCATATTACTGCTGTATAAGAATCACTGGCTTTATTTTCACCATAGATTGCTGTTGTTAAGTACTGTGCTATTTCTATAGCTCTATCCATTTGTGCTTTAAAGCCACCAGGTTGTGCCACTATTTGTGCAGCTGACAGCTCAATAACTGCCTTCAAAAAGAATTCTTCTCTTGTCATTTTATTTAAGTGTTAATTGTTTGTAATAATTCTCATAGTATTCTGAGCAGATTGCTAGGCGCTCCATTATTTCAGCCTCTACCAAGATGTCACGGTCATACTGAAGCACTGTGATACGCTTGTCTGCAGGAATGTGGTCCACCTGGTGAAGTTCGTGATTGTCAAATGAGCTCAGCAAGTCTGGATCAGTAGTCACTAGGCAGTAGATGACCTCAGCTTGTGGTCTGTCATACAGCATCATATAGGCTCTCATCTGCCATTCGTAGTCTGAATTGACTCCATCTTGTGGCAGTGCAGGCCAAGTGTCAATGGACCAGCTTGTCTTGATATCAATAATAGTATCAGATGTGATGATGTCACATTCTCCAGTGAGATATTCATTGGACACACGGCCTACGTGCTTGGTATAGCTTTCCATACGGACAGTGTTCAGCAGTTCAATGCTATCCTGTTCCTGTTGCTGCCCTTTGTCAATGTACCTGGATGATATCTGATTGCGGTAGTTGAAAAAATTCTCTTTAGCCAGCTGTTCAATGTGGCTCTTTGCGGTCTGTGATAGTACCTCTGATTTGGATCGTGCTGATGTCATCAGCTTACCCAATGATGATGCTCTAAATTTCATTCTTTAAGTGTTAAATTGTTGTGTAAATTGAAAGTCCAATGGCTACAATAGCCAGTGCCAGGATACCATACCACCCAAAGAAGTGGTAGGTCAATCCCCAGATGGCAGTCAGTGTGATGATGGTCAATGCAATGAGTGCATATTCAGTGAAGCGTTTCATAGCTGATTTACTTTGATGATTTGTGACTCAGTTAAGGCATACGTGCTGATGAATTTCTCAGCTGTCCACTTGTTTGTGCCTGCTTCTAATGACTTGACAAACTTATCAACAAGCTCATCTGTAGCTACTGGCTTTGCTTTCGGCTTGCTTGCTAGTTCAGCATCATCATCCGTGGACTGCAAACAAAGCAGACTGGTCAATGAATACCTGCGGTAGTAGCTCAATGCAGATCCAAGCTGCTGTGGTGTGCCATCTGTAGGCAATGTCATTGATGACTCAATGATTGTAGCTGTCTCAGGATCCACAATTCGTGTGATGACCTTGCCATCATTCACCGGTTGAATCAAAAGCAGTCCGTGTGCCAGAAGAATTGGCTCCACTGTCTCCAAAATAGCATTCAAGTCAGCATAGGACCGTTTGAAGTGTGGATTGTTGGCATTCTTGTACACCTTACCAATCTCTTTCTTTGCGTGCCACAGTTTCATTGTGACATCACCTGCTGGAATGACCAGCATTTCTTGTTCTTTTTTCATTTATTAAATTTTAATTTTTTACAAATATAAAAATAATTATGTGAAATTCTCCCACCAGGTGACAAAATCATCAAAATTCCGCACAATTAAGTAAATTCCTCCAGCTCGCTCGATTGATTCCTGGTATCTCCTTTGCGCATCTGATTGCACATCCTTTCCATACTTAATCTCCAGCTTCACAGATCGGCCCTTGATAGTTGCGGAGATATCCGCTGATCCAGCTGTGCTCGTTGATTTTGTCCATTTACCTTTGCCCACAGTGCGAGAGATGCCATCGACATCCTTCACCTTTGCAGCCTCTCGATATACTCCCATGGTATTTATTCGCTCGGCCTGGAATCCACTCATCTGGATCCATGCTGTCACACATTTAGTGAGGCCATTGGCTGATGTATCGCTCCATTTGCTCATGGCGAGTGCATGATCTGGCACAGATGGATATTTCTCCTGGAGATGTGCTCTCTCAAGAGCTGTGATGCGCTCCTTGTTTGTCTTATTCATATCATTGCCAGATTTGATTCATACTGAGTGAATGAGTATCAATGATGCTTCGCAGCTCATCTCTGATCTCGAGCACCTTCTCTCCGACATCTTCAGATAAATCAAGATGCTTCAATTGAGAGCGGAGATATTGATCAAGCTCCCAGATCACCGCTTTGTACGCATTGCCATTGATGGCATCATTGAATTCCTCCTCCTCATCTGGAAGGTTAAAGGTTAGTTTTGCTTTCATGATTTACTTTATTTCATTGATATAGTTTTGAATTGTCTGGCGAGATATCCCAAGGAGATCCGCCATCTGGCTCCGATTGAAATCTGGATTTGCTTTGAACATCTCTTGTACCTGGTCTTTTTTGCTCTTCATCTTATTTACATTCATCACCTTTTTGATCTCGAAGGTTTCTGATGATTGCATCTTGACCTTTTTAGCCATGTTGATAAAGTACCTGGAGAGGCGCTCGGCCTTCAGCAATGATTCTCTGGTGATATAGTTCACATCATAATCATGTTGGCCAGTCATGGTATCCAGTGTATTGATCAGAAGTGAGAATCTGGGGATGTAGCTCTTTTGTTTTGGGAGCATGCTCTTCATATATTCATTCTCCATCGGTGAATTTTGCATCACTGTGATCTCATTGAATATGCGCTTCCATTCCTCCTGGGCCTGGGTGCTAAATGTGGCGATGATGGATGTGATTTCATTGTCATTATCATATACCACAATATGGCGCTTCACTCTTTGATACATGTCGATGATGAAATCCTCATACCACTGGAGAAGGCCCTCATCCATCTCATTATCATTATATTCCTCCACATCGAGATCTGGATAGCATGTGAGAATACGATCGATGAATCCATTATCTTTATTCTCCTCTGTATAGAATTGATTGAGGATCCCTGGCTGAATACCTCCCAGGATTGGGATCACTGGAGATTCAACAAACGAGCTCTTTGAAGTTTTGCGATTGAGCGCCACTCCTTTGTTGCTCCAGGAAGATAGCCAGAATTCGAGATCAGATCCAGCTCGATATTTATTCATATCCTTAAGCCAGCCAGCGAGCTCATCCTTGAATACTCCCACCGCATTCTTATTCTCCTCATGAAGCTCAACAAGTGCCTCCAGAGTTATGTCAGATGCAATGAATTGTGTCTTGATTGGCTTCCTCAATTGCTCCTCACCTTCTCTCTCTTTTTTATCCTTCTCCATATACTCTCGATATGCATCCAGGCGCTTGATGTACGTTTTTATTTCGTTATTATTAGCCTTCTGGAGAGGGAATATGATGTTGTTGATGTTTGGTGTTTTACCCACACCAGGCCTCCCTACGATAGCCATCCAAAGGATGCCAGATTCAATCCATCCACGTTTTACCTGGATCTTAATTGAATTACCGATGATGATGCTCAGAAGCCACATCATGCTGCATCCCATGTAATCGATGGAGCTGTTCAGAGTGCGATGGCATTCAAGCATGTATCTCTGGATGTCTGATGGGAATATATCAATAGGGAATATCAGCTCATTGGCATCGATGGATATATCAGCTGGTGAATAATCAGATGGAGCTGGTTTCTTTACATGGCGAGATCCATATCCTTTGGCATATAGATCCCTGGATGCTTCCTTGATATCACCATTGTGAAATCTCCAGGCATAGATGGCGAATGGAGATAGGATCTTCTCGGCTGGATATATGGTGCCAGTTGTAAAGAGGAAGAGATTGCCAGAATTATTGTAAATATATCCGCTGTGCTCTGATGTGGCACCATGTCGCTTGATCACTTGCTTATCCTTCAATCTTCTCACTATAGTGAAATCATCCTGGATGAGCTCCCATACTGTATTGCGTTGATTAAAATCGGCCCATGGTGAGATGGAATCCTCTGGCACATGCTCTGGAGCTTGCTCTTCCACTGGCTCCTTGTAATCAAAGTATCTGGAGATGGCCATTAACACCTCTCGATCCTTGATGCTGATTTGCTTGATCTCAGAATATCCCAGAGCTGTCACCTTTTTATCATAGATGAATACATATCCTCCGATGCCTCTCGTTTCGATGATGGCCTCTGGCTGATTTTGAAGCTTTGCCAGTTTCTGATTGCCCTGGATCAGCTCGCACTTGTATAGAATGTGATATCCATTGTTAATGGTTTTGTAGATCACAAATTTTTCATCGAAATCAGCGATATTATCCTTCAAAAATGTGAGATATTCCTTCCAGAATTCTTGCTGTGCTTGTAAAGTTGGGAGAGTTTTGAGATCGATATCAATCACCTCCAGGCCATCATATCCAGTGCAGATGCCCTGGCCCATTGTGGAAGGGAGATCATAAAGCTTTGCGAATTCCTCCTTCGACATGGCCCTGGTTTGGAATTCCTTCCACTTGATATTAGGTACCTTTTTATCTCCGATTGTGATGACACTATATCCATCATCAATCAATCTATTGATCCTTGATATTGGCAGTTTCATCTGGAAGTGATAAATTGATAAATATAGTTTAATGATCCATCCTCTGCGACCTTCATACCAGTTTGACAAAACAATATCCAGCCATCAGTTGATTGAATCTCAATCTCCAGATCTGGATGTGCACTGATCATGATCTCTCTCTCTAGTGTTGCTAGATGTGTGAATGGATTATTCACATTTGATTCAAAAAATTCTCTTAAATTTCTGACAATTAGTCTTTTTTTCATGTTTAATTTTTAATGATTTGTGTAAATGTACTGTATTGATCCGTAAAAAATGAATGTTTGATATTTATTTTATTCATACAATTTTCTTTTATCTGTGGTGTAATTTTTTGACAGTAATTTTTACACCTTTTTACACCTATTTTTACACCTCAAAGCTAATGATATCAAAGCATTCAGCGATTTTTGGCAGTGTAAAGCAAAAAAAAACGATTTTTCAAAAAATTTCATGTTCATTTTTTTTACTTGATAGGTGTAAAGTGTAAAAATTTGACACTTTTTTTTACACCTGGTCACTGATAAAATTCAATCCATTCAATCACCTTCTCAATGAATGAATACTCCTCCAGGATCACCAGGCGATTTTGCTCATTCCTTTCAATTGGGCATTCGAATTCCTCTCGAAGCATGCTGATATCCTTCTCAATGGAGCTCCGATGATATTCCATTCCAGTCATATGATTTATTCTGGCCGTAATCTGATCAATTCTGTGCGGCTTTACCTTAAGCATGTACACAATACAGCTCATCCTTCTGATTTTCTCTCTCATAGCATCTCCTTTAGTACCTCTCTGCTGATCACTCCTTGATTGTCTCTGTACAGATCCGCATGCTTTGTGTGAAGGTATATCTCCATGGTGATAAATTGGCTCTCATCATTGATAATCTTCATATGCACATTTGATGGATCCATATCTCGAATATTGAATTCGTTTACTCTCTCGAATAGATTAGCCACAGTATTGATATATATGCGATCATTCATTCTGATAAATGTATCATGTTGCCTCAGCCCATACAGCACTGTGCTGTGATTCATTTCGAATAATCTAGCAATGGCCTCCAGAGTGAGCTCCTTGCGCAGTTCACTGAACAGATAATATCTTTTGTACACAAGCTCTCGATTTCTGCATCTTCGATTGATTTTGTGCTCTTCTGCGAGCTTTATAAGTTGTTTTACTGATGCCATTATGCGTATTCGTTAAATTTGTTAAACTCCTCCCTGGTAACTCTCTTCATGCTCACAGCCACCATGTGCATGGTGATATTCAGCACATAGTAGTGACCTTCTTTTTTAATTTCGGCCAGGAGCTCCAGTGCGAAATCAATCTCATTCACTCCGCACTCGATAATGTAATACTGTTTCATACCTTCTCAATTTTAATAATCAATGGATCCCACATGTCAAGCACCTTGATTGCATGATTCAGATCATAGGCCTGGAATACTCTGTGCATCACTCGCCACTTGCCATCCACCTTCGCTCTGTATGTTGCTTTATATGTGATCATAGTTTTTCTATTTGTTGTCTTACTTGCTGCCAATAGCAATAATTTGACAGAACATGATGGTCTAATTGATTTTGAATATCAGTGCCAGACTGCATGAAGTCTTCAGCTGTTTTATATGCACTAACCTTATGAGAAACATTGATTTTTTTACATTGATTCAATATCTCATCTACAGCTATCAATGCACACTGCTTTGCACAATAGTCATCCACGGTGATTGAAAACATATCAGTGTACAGGAACCGTGCTCTTTGTTCTGGTGTCATAGCTCGACAATGTATTTAATTTCACTCTCATCCACTCCACTGGTGCTCATAAAGTGAGTGATGGCATGTGTGATGCTTTTTGCTGTCAAGGTCAATCCTCCTAGTAGTGGAGTATCTTCAGCTGTCACATCACCTCGGCTGATGAAATATGTGATGTGATATGTGCGAGATACACTCATGGGATGGAAGGTGACAGATATGATCTGATGATGCCACTTGTCATCTTCCTCCTCATCATCTTCCACCTCGATCCAGCCTTCGCCATCACAATCTTCACATTCAACATTCATCCTGGTACCATATGGCCCTGGCTCGGAATCACAATCATATGATCCAATGCCTTTACATTCATCGCATTTAATTTTCATATTATTCTCCTTTTATGATTTCTCTTGATCTTCTCATTCCATCTAGATATCCTTGATGATGTCCAGCATCATATCTCGATTGCACTTGCATCTCATAGGATTCCTCCAGCAATCCATAAATATATTTTTTGTGATCATCATCTTGATTCAAAAAATCTTCCTTTGTGACTATCTCAATCACGAATTCGACAAATGTCTGATTTTTCATTTTAACAGCTTTTAGAGTGAATAAAAATAAAAGATAACAGCCAGCACCAGAAGGCCAGCGAACATGCCCAGGAGAGAGTTTTTCTCATCATTGTCTCTGGGAGTAAAGTAATTGATAAAATTTTTCATTTGTTAAATTTTAATTTTTGCGTCTCATGACCTCACAAAGATAGTATAATTTTTATATATGCAAATAATTTTGCACATTTTTTTGATAAACGAAAAAAGCACCCCATTGGAGTGCTCTCTTTTACCTAAACTAAACTATACTTACCTTGTGCTGAACAAAGATAAAAATTTATCTCACTTTGCCATCAATGATGCGCAAATTTCTCACTCTATAATCTCCAGAAGGATCTACCTCCACGAAAATAAAACCATGATTCCACTTGTTATATGGAAGATATTCTGGGGAAAGTCCACATAGACACCCCTGGCTAAAGGTAGTTACCACATTCCCATGCATATCCTTCTCGCTGTGCTCTGATGTTTGATGATGATGTCCAATGATACAGCTTGCCTTCGCTTTCATGAATAGGCCTCGAGCTGGATTGACTGGTGAGAATACACTGTTGCCGAATTCATGGCCATGCATCACAGCAAGCTTGCCGATCATCACCTTTTGCTTGCTCTTGATAAGTCGCACTCCATACTGTCCGAATTTAAGGATATGTTGAAGCTCGAAATCAGTGATCCCT